ACCTGCTGCTGTTGCGCCGCCGCCTGCTGATGTTCTTTCAGCATCTCCAGCAGTTCGTCCTTGTTCCGCAGATTCGACGCGGCGATCAGGATCTCCGGCGGGATCAGCCCCGGCTGCGTGCCGGCCAACTGGATCAACACCTGGAACTGCTCGGCCTGGATCGACGGGACATCGATGCCCTCTTCGATCGTGATGTCGATGTCCATGTCCGTGATATCGTTGTCGATCCGTATCACCTGTTGCAAGCGAGGGTCACCCGGCACGATCTGCATTTGCTGCATCGCCTGGGCGCGCTGCTGCTCCGGCATCGCCGCCAGTTCGTCCATGAGCCTGACCGGCTGGTTGATGCCGACGTATTTCGTCGAGCCAAGATCGTCCGTTACATGCACGAAGCGTCCGGCCGTCCAATACTGACGCGCGGCCATCCAGGCGACCTCGTAGACCGTCCTGCTCCACATCCGCAGCGTGTCGGCGATCGGCTCGTGGGTCGCCGCACCGCCCGCCTGTTGCGCGAGGATGGCCCGGCCCGACAACTCGCGCGGATCGGTGCCGCTCATCGCCGCGTTCGGCCCCGACGCCTGCATTTCCGCCGTCGCGTGTTCCAGCAGTTTAAACTGGCCCTGGGCGAGTTCACCGCCCTCCTGTATCTCGAACTTCATTCCGGGATTGACGGAGATGTAACCGTCCGGCTTCGCCACCTCGCGCCGCGCCTTGTCGATATCCGCGACCGCGCCATCTTCCGCGATGACCTGCCTCACGCTCAGAAGGTGCAGCGCCTTGCTGCGTCGTTTATTGATTTCGTCTTGCACGGAAATCAGGTTGCGGACCATGCCGTAACGATTATTCTCACGATCGACGTGCGCGGACGCCATGATGAGGCCGGACGTTGATCGGGCCTTGCCGTTCAGGAATGGCGATTTCATCGGTTCGGCCAGGAAACCGACGCGGGTCAAGGTGGAGACCCACCATTCGTTGCGCTCCTGCCAGTGCATCTGCACGATGCGGACGCGCTCGCGCTTGCTGTCGCACCAGACGATATCGTGCGGCCGGTCGGAATAAGAGCCGGTCTGTGTCGCGAACGTATCGGATATCAGGTCTTCCGCGTCGGGCCACGTCTCGTATGCCTGATCACGGTCCATCCAGATCACGATGCCTTTGTAGCGCGCGTCGCTAAAGTCCAGTCGTCTGCTATGAGGGTCCCAAAACAGCCGGTCGAACGGCACCTGGGTGATGGTTATGTTCGCGCCGCCCCGGCCGTCGTCCTCCAGCGCCAGGTCGGCGCCGCCCGCGCCCTCGACCATCAGGCTCTCATAAACATCAGAGCGGATCAGGGGGAAGTTGTTGTCGTCGGAGATGTAACGAAGCCCCTGCGTCGCGGCGTTGGCCTTGTCCTCGTCGGTTGGATTGCGCGCGAACGCTTTGGGATCGGTGCGCGACTTGCGTTCGAGGCCGCACATCAGCTCGACTTTATCAGCGATTTTGTTAATCGTGATCTCCGGCTGACCGCGTCCCTTCAGTGCTTCCTTCTCAGCCGACGACCACTGGTAGCCGTCTTTGTAGTCGCGATCGCGTTGTGACATGCGCCGACCATCGGCGGTCGCCATTTCGCTGTCCTCGAACCACTGGACCTGCCGCGCGTGTAAATCGTCCAGGTCGCGCGGGTAACGATCATCCGCGATGCCGGGACCGCCTTTCGGGCGTGACGCCTCGGCGGCCTCGGGGTCCGTCGGCGGATCGGGGTAGAGAGACTGGCTCATTGCGTCGCACCTGTTGGCGGCACGATCCAGTGATCGCACACGAAGACGTAACGCCTGCACGCCGGGCAAAAGTGTTGGGTGCGCGTTCTCATGCCACCCTCACCTGAACGGCGCTGCCGTTCCTGTACAGCTGGCCAACAGCCACACCGCCCGCCGCCGCCGCCGCGTCGCTGGCGAACGACGCCGAGGCTTGCAGAAGGGGCATTTGAACGGCCCCCGTCGCGTTGAGTACCGTGAAGGCGTTGCCAACCAATGCGCCGCCGTTCCAGGACTGAATAGCCAGATTGTCCCCGGCGGTGACGGAAAGCACCGACTTGTTGACACCAGCCGACTGGAACTGAATGGTTTTGACCGTGCCAACCGCCGCGTTCAGCCGAATGACCGCCGGAACCGCCGAGGCGCTGTCCCCAATATTGATATCCTGCGTGAGCTTACTGGTCTGATTGGGGATCAGGACAGACATCGGCCCCGTGGCGTTATTGGTAAATGTCCCGGTCACGGAACCACCAACAATACTGAGCGCCTGCCACGGTCCCGCGACGGTGAAACTACCGACGATATCCACTCCCATGATGGCCATGATCGATGAGCCGGGAGACGTGATCGATATATTATCGCAGTCGAACTGTTCCGTTGACATATACAAAGAGAACCGGCTGGCGGGAGCCAGGGTAAACGAAGCGGCGCGGATGATCTGGTTGTTCGACAGCGTGATCGCGAGGATCTGCGTCGCCGGGGGAAGTCCCCAGAACTCCGCCGTCCCGCAATTAATATAACAGTTCGTCATCGACATCCGGTCGATGAGCGGCCACGATCCGTCCGAATAAAACACGTAGTCCATGCCCGATGCGCCACGTTCCAGAGCCATTCCGTTGATATCGATGGCGTAAATGTTATTCGCGAGGGCGCCGGGGACGCGGTTGACGAACTGCATGAAAGCGCGCGGGCCGGTCTGGCACTGCATCGTCACGTTGGTGATGCTGATGCCGTTGGTCGAAGACGGGATCGCCGCGCTACCACCCTCGATGGAGACAAGCGCCTGCGGCGTGGCCCAGTCGGGGCCGTTGCCAATACGGCCACCGCCGAAAATGTATAACTCAGCCCACGTTTTATTGACGATGAACGCGCGCGTGGCCTTGGCCGCGTAGGGCTCGCTCATATAACCGCCGAGCGCGCCGCCGGAGCCGCCGTCTTCCCATCGATAGCTTTCGTAAGTGCTGTAGCAAAGCGTGCGGTGCAGCATGATCCTGCGCCCGGCGATAACCCGGATGCCCGCGCCGTAAGTGGGCGCTACCGTGGCGTTCGATGAGAACGTGAGGTTCTCGATGGTGCATCCCTGCGCGCTGTCGATCGTCAGACAGTCATGGTTGGCGTCGCAAACGAGACCGGAACAGACCGGCGGGTAATTGATCCCCGAGAAGTCCGATCCGGAAAGGTAAAACCCGGCGCTCAGGGGTGGGATCGTCAGGCCCGTGCCGACATAGAACTGGCGACCGGGCGGAAACGATATGCGGCGCCCGGCGGGAGGGTTGTCGAGGACGGCCTGGATAACCGCACGATCATTCGTGCCGGTCATCGTGGTCCAGTTCCAGTCGCCTTTCGCGCCCGCGGCCAGAACAGAATAGCTGTTGTTGTCATCGCCCGCGTTGGCGATGGCGTCGTTCAGGTCATCCGCGAGCAGCGCGTCGCCGACCTGCCACGGGTATCCCGTCATGTCGTCACCTGTCGCAATTCGGCGTCGGAGAGCACGCGCGGCCAGTAAGACACCTGGCGGAGATGATCGTTGAGATAGTTGGTTGATCCGGGAGAGGTGGTCCCGAGTGTCAGCGTGTTGAGACCGGCCGGCATTCCAACAGCGGCCGACAGAGGCGCGGCGCCGTTCAATGACCCGGCCATTGTCGTGCCGCTCCACGCGCCCGCCAGTTTCATGATGGCGTTCGCGGTCGTGGCGCCAAGCGCCGGGCTGTTGGTGTTCACGCCCGCGATAGCCGTGGAAATGGCGCTGTTGGCGCTGTTGGAAAGCTGCGCCCACAGGCGAATGACATTAACGTCGGTCCCGACACTGATCCCGGCGGGGGACCGAGAGCTCAAAAGCGACGGGTTGGGCGACTGGGCCACCGTGAACTCGGCGAAGAGAGACGACGCGGCGGCGTTGAACCATGCGGCGGCGGGGATGGAAGCGGCATCCATGGCGCGCGTGACAGCGGCCGATGATGTCGGAATGAATGACGACGCGGTGTCACCCTGCTCCATCTGCGTGGCACCCATCCGCAGCGTGAAATCAATCGCGGCGCCGTTCGTGATGACGAAACTAAAACGGGGTTGCGTGAACGCGACCGTTCCACCCCCGTTCAGCACGACACTCGCCTGCGTTCGTTGTCCCGCCAGTGACGGGGTGGCGGCCGGCATCGTGAGCGAAAGTGTATTGTCCTTGATGACCCCCGCCGCCGAGGTGAGCTCTCGGATCAATATTTGCGCGGCGGACACGCCGGACATCGAACCCGCGACCACGCGCCAGTTGGTCGAAGCGCACCACGCCTGCCCATTGACGGCGGCGATGATATTTCCCGCCTCGGGAACCAACACGATCGACGCTCCCACGGCCGACGTGCCGGACACCCGCATATCGATGTAAGCGATACCGCCCTCGGTTCCGGTGCCCGCCACCGTGCTCGACAGCGTGGTCGCGCCAAAACCCCACGACCAATTTGTCGGCATGGTTCCCGGCGTTCCGGCGGCGGCGCCGGCCATGGTGCTGTTGCGGAGGCCGTTGGTTCGCTGACTCTCCAGCAACAACCCTTTGAGTTGTAACGAGACCGGATCGTAATTCCAGCGCGGCGCGTTGCTCCCCGCCGTCTGCATCGTCCCGGCGGCGTCGAAATACGTGCCCGTCGAGGCACGAGAGAACGTGATGCGCGGATCGAGCGTGCCAGGGGTCATGAAGTTGAGATCGAGTGTCGCGCCAGCGGGCCGGGCGATGCGCACCCCGCCGCGGCACGCATCCACGGCTGGTGCGTTGATGACACACTGGGCGTATGCCGACGCGGGAAACGCGGCTCCGGCCAACAGCAATGAACGACGGCTGATTACCACTGACGCGCCGCGAACGCCTGCGCCGTGGTCGCGCCGATGATCGAATACGCCTGGCCGGACGCCGGGCTCATGCAGAGAAACTGCTGACCGGCCGGAATCAGGATCGACGGCGGCCCGGCGATCGCGGTGGCCGTCTCGGACACCCACAGGCTACCCGCCGACTGGTTCTGGATCACGCACCCGTGTCGGCCCGTCCACGCCGGTAGGACGACCTGGGCGGTGCCCCCGGCGGTGATCGTGCCGGAACGATCCTCGTAGGTCAGGGCGGGGGCTTGCGCGTGTGCCGCCATGGGCAACAGCAGAGCGGCGAGGACTAAGAGGCGGCGGGTCGTGGTCATGCGGTGTTCCCCTCGATGACGTTTCGTATACGCACGGTGGGGCCGAACAGGTCTCCCATGATCACTTCGCGGATCGACCCCTTACGCGCGGCCTCCATGGCGTCGGCGAACCACTCCGCGAGTTCATCACGCAGGCCGTCGCTAATTAATTCGCTCATCGCCAAGGCCCGTTGCGCGAACGCGTCGGCCCACTTGGCGGGATCGGTGCCGACTTCGCGTCGGAACGCCGCGCCGCTCAGTGTGCGGTAGTCGGTCATTGACGGGCCGCCGCACGTTCATGCATTCCCGTTTCCCGGCCGGTTCTCCATCGCCTGGATTTCAACCCGCGATCACGTCTTGCCAGCACCGCCTGCGGCGTTAAACGCAACCCCAGAAAAGTAAGCTGATTCTTAATCGCCGTTGGCGTCTTGCCTAATTCAATGGCGATGTCGCCGATGTCCATTCCCACGACGCAGTAGAGAATTTCCAACCGTTCGTGATCGTCTGGCGTCCATGTCCTGGCGCTCACGTCACCCTCCAGTCGCGCAACTCTTCCGCGTCCCGGTTGAACGCAGCGTCCCAACTGTCGCGGGGCGGAGGCTTCGGCTTGTCCGGCGCGAGCTCACGCCACGCGAGAGACATGTACCGAAAGCTGTCGCTACTGTGAGATGACCAATCGTGCTTTGGCCTGTCACTAAACACCTTGGCGCGCTCATCGAACTCCGCGTGATACGCGCGCAACGCCTCAAGCCCTTCGTGGCAGTTGCCAGCGTCGAACCACGTTTTGGCGAGCGTCACCCTTGCGGCGTTGATGCCGTCCATGATCGACAGCTTGCGAACGATCCACGGGTGGCGGCCGCTCAGCGCCTTCATCGTCTCGAAGATGCTGCGCCCCGTTCCAAGCTCGCGGGCCATGGCGTCGTGCGGCAGGTAATCGCGGCCGTATTGATACGGCTTCGACTTCAATACCTCGACGTAATGGCCGAGCGCGAAGCCGGACGCCTCGTAATGATCGATGACGTGCAACTCGGAGCGCACGATCTGGAAAAACCAAATGGCCGTTGAGTCGCCAATGCCGATATCCCACGCGGTATGCACGGGGATCGCCGGGTCGTATGGCACGCTGGTAATGCGCCCGGATGTTTCCGCGTCAGCCAGTTCCTTGCCGAAGTATGAGCCGAGGATCGCGGCGTCGAAGGAACACTGAAACTCTTGCGCATACTGCTCAGGCGTTAACATCGCCGCCATGTCGTCGAGTTCGGACTGCGGCAGGATCTCGGTCTCGCTCGCGCGCAGCACCAACGAGAACCAGTCCGGGTCGTTCTCCGCGTGGCTATGAACGCGCCAGAAGTCGTTCCGTCCGCGTGGTGTGCCAATGAACACGGCCCAGCCGTGCCGATCGGCGAGCGCCGGTCGAATGACCTCGGGCCACGCACGCGGCGCCATGTCGGCGTATTCGTCGAGCACGCAGCCATCGAGGAAGATGCCGCGCATCCGGTTGTAGTTGTCGCTGCCGTAAAGCCTGACCCGCGCCCCGTTGGCGAACACCACCATCAGGTCTGACTCGCGTTGTTCCACGCCTGGAATGGCGGCGGTAAATCGTTTCAAGTACAGCCACACGCTGTCTTTCGACTGCGCGTATGTCGGGCTGATGTAAGCGAACCGCGCGTCTGGGTTGGTCGAGCGCAACGCGGCGTCGATCAGATCCATGATACACGAGACGGTCTTGCCGGCGCGGCGGTGCGCGACGATGCACGCCCAGCGTTGCTTGCGCGCGTGAAACGGCCTGAAGTGGGGCCGCGCGTCGTATCCGAGGGAGAGCTTAGTCCCCACGATCGACGCCGGTTATGATCGTGATCGGGCCGCCGTCGCCGCCGGTGTGCGCGATGGAGTCACGCTGCCCGAGCAGTTGCTTGCCGAGCCACACGAGCATCGTGGCGTTGCCTTCCTCCGCGCCCTTCCATTGCAGGCGGCGCAACGTGGCCTGACCTTTGGCGGCCCCGCGATCGATGGCCTCCTGAACCGCCGGGTCTTCGGCGAGGTGCTTGTAAAACGTTGAACGCGCGAACCCGCACAGCGCCGCGAGTTCGTCTTTCGAGCAGCCAATCGACGCCCCGCGCTCGATCACGCCGAGGTCAATCTGCGCCTTCGGGCGGCCTCCGAGATTGATATCGTCGAACCCTTCAAGCGGCATCGACCAGCCTCCGTTCTGTCAGGACGGGAACCATCGCGGCGGCGATGTGAGACATCATCACGGGCGGCACCGCGTTGCCGCAGCGCGCCCACTGGTCGGCGTAGGAGCCGGTCAGGACATAATCGTCGGGAAATCCGCATATGCGTTTTAGTTCGGCGATGCTGAACTTGCGGCGTTCGGTGCCATCCACGAACTCTCCCGCTGTCCGACTGCCCCCGGCCATGATCGTCGGACAGGTATGATCCACTGATCCGATTGTAATACTAGGCGCCATGTTCGCCGCGTAGGTGTTACGCGCCTCGGCGGTCAGTTCGTTGGCGTAGACGATCTCGCAGCCCGCCATGCGATAGCCGGTGGACGAGCCGCCGCCGCCCGCGAACGTCGAGGCGACCTTTAGGCCGTTCCAGGGGATCGCGCGGATTTCGTCCATCGTTGGCACGCGATAGGGCGGCTTCATTCCGCCGCCTCGGCTTTCGCCACCATCTTGCCGCCGCTGAACACGTAGCCGCACTTCGGGCACTGGTGATCGGTTTCGATGTCTTCGTCGTAGGTATTGAAGCCGTCCGGCGCCAACGGCTCGACGGGATCCGTCAGGATGTCTTTCAGTTCGAGGTCGCTGAACCCGATCAGGCTGAGGTCGAAGCCCTCCAGTCCGAGTTCGCCGAGTTCGAACCGCAGCAGTTCGTCGTCCCACCCGGCGTTCAAGGCGAGTTTGTTGTCGGCGATGGCCAGGGCGCGTTTCTGAGCGGCGCTGAGGCCGGTCAGCGTAATCGTCGGCACATCCGCCAGTCCCGCCGCGCGAGCGGCCTCCAGCCTGCCGTGGCCGGCAATGATGGCGCGGTCCTCATCGATCAGGATGGGCGACGTCCAACCAAAGGCGTGAATACTGGCGACAAGCTGCGCGATTTGTTCGGAGGAATGTGTTCTCGCATTTCGCGTCGCTGGAGCAAGATCTTCCAAACGGAGATAAGAAACCTCCAGTTTCCCTTTTATATCGTCCGTAAACCGCGGTTTTCTCGCCATGAGAGACGGCTAGTGTTCTGAATCGGCGGTTGTCAAGTTAGGTCCGGTTCGGCCCCAATGTGCGTTGCGTTACGCTAAGTCGGTGTTAGGGTAATTTGGGCCTGTTAAACGCGCGGAGGGTGCGAGGATAACCCGTTTAACCTGGTATAACCTGGTGAAACCCGGTTATCCGCGCTGGAAACCCCGAAAGTCGGGCGCGGCCACCTGATCATACGGTCGTTTGGTGGCGTCTCATGGATTTGTATGACGCTCGCGGATATGATTCGACGGACGCGGGATATGCCCGCCGGGGGTTCTGGCATGGGCCGAGCGGATGGCGCGGGCGATGCGGGATGATCCGCCGCCGTGGGTTGGAGATTAGCCGGCCTCCGGCGCATCTTCGTGCGTGGAGCGCGCCTTCGGCCCGACGAAGCCCATCTCCCGGCCTTCGCGCATCAGTTCCTCGTGCTCGCGTTCGGCGTGCTCGAAGTTGCGTTGAGCCACGAACACGGCGAGGGCGCGCCTGACCAGGGCTTTTCGATCGTCGCCCGCTGGCGCGTGGTAATGCTCTGCCATGTTCCACGGCGCCGGCCAGACCGGCACCGACGATAGCCGCCCGTATTTCTCCAGGAACGCTCTGATCCGCAGGCTGATCGTTGAGACCGATCGGGGCGAGAGTCCGAACACGACGGCGATGTCGCGTTGCTGGATACCGCTGGCCCATTGCGATGCGGCCCACGCGGCGTCCTCGTCGGTCCAGCGGTGGGTTTTCCGCGCGCGGCTGGAGCGCGTCCCAAGCCTCACAGGCGGCCCAGGAGCATCAGAATGAGGATAACCACCAGCACGAGGCCAAGCACGCCGGACGGCGCGTAGCCGTAGTTCCAGGCCCGCGCGTAGGGCCACGACGGCAGTCCCGCGATGACGAGGACGACCAGGACGATCAGCAGCAGCGTGACGAGGTTCATGGGGTTTCCTCCAGAACGCGGGATGGCTCACGCCGCGTGGCGTATGGATTCTCGCGGTGCGGTATGACCCTAAAACGGGGGTCTTGCTCCAAGGTGGTCCTGGCGTAGGCGGCGAGGCTGCGAACCGTGTAGCACGGAACGCCGCCGCGCCACGCCTCGATTGGCCCATCAGGCATCCCGGCGCCGATTATGACGCGGGCCAACTTCCTCGCGGCACATGATTTCAGGGACCGGGCGTGGTGTTCGCCGCTCGAGGCGAGGTCCGCGCCTGTTTTGGGTTCGGTGGCGATTTCGAAGCGGTAACTCATGGGTTGGGGTCCTCCGGTTGGGTGACTGGCTCGATATCCTCGGCGCGCAGCCAGGTGGTGCGGTCGCCGGGCCATTCGACGCGAAGCCAATGGCCGCATTCGACGCTGATCCAACGGCCGGTCTCGGCTGTGGTGGTGCCGTGGCTGGTGCCGATGTCGGGGAAGCGGCACCGCGCGGCGAAGGTGAGGCGGACGGCGGTCATCGTCAGAAATCGAGAACGACGGCTGACGGTTGCGAGACTGTCAGTGGCTCTGACATCGGATAGCCTGAGCGGGCCATGTCGTGCGCCGCCATTTCGTCTTGCTGCCGCCCGCTGTGCGCCGGCGTGCCTTCCCATTCAACACCGCTGATCTTGCCCTCCGCGAGCAGCAACAGGCGGGCGACCTCGGCCATGGTCAGGACGGTGAGGGCGCGTCCCTCGTGCTGCTGGCGAACGGTGACGGCGAGGTCCGCTGGCAGTGTCGTCTCGGTCGATGGGGGTTCGGGTGCGATAGGATCGGAAACCACCGTCATGCCGAGCCTGGGAGCGGCGCTGACGGCCTTCGGGGCTTTCTCGGCTCGTATCACCGCCGACGCCTCCGCGACCGTCCTGACGACCACCAGAACCCGTCCATCGGGTAGGGCTGTTTCCCACGTCGATACGTCCAGCGGCTTGTGGCCTGCTGCTGTCGCCTCGGCGTCCATGAACGCGAGGGCGGCGATCATCTTCGGGCCGATCTGCTCGACCGCCGCCGCGACGCCTTCCTCGAGCGCCTGACGATACGCCGACCAGCCGCGTTGATACGCGGCGAGCGTCGATGGGCTTATAATCCTTTCGAGCCTTCCGACCCCCCATTTCTGCTCCGACGCCCAGAACGCCTCATCCGGGGCGATCAGGGCCGCCCGGAAGCGATCGTTGTCATCGGCTGTTCGTAGCTTGCGGGCGGCGCTCATTCTGATCTTCCTCTCATGTCCGGCTTTGTCTGGCCTGGGTGGGCACCCGGACAACCCAGACACATCCCCCCTTACAGGGGGGGGGGATATGTCCGGGTAGTTTGTCCGGTTTATGCCCGGACAAATGTCTGGGCGATGTCCGGGATGTCCGGATGTCCGGTTTCATTCTTCTAAACCAACCAAGCCCAAGGATCTCGCACGCCGATGGCCCGCATTCGCATCAAATTTTGGATGGATCGAACGAACGCCTTTTGCCGCGCTTCCTGGGAAACGGTAGGCATTCTTTCATAGACCTTCCGCCGCAACACCTCGACCGGGACGCCCCGAACGTCTCCTTGCGGCAGTCCGTCGAAGGGCGGCAGGACGGCGGACTCTGGTCCGGCCATGACATCCTGAAGGGCTCGCAGCACGAGTCCGGCGTGCCCGGTTATCTCCCTGTCTGGCTTCTGTCCGGCCATGTCCGGGTCCGGGTTGTCGTCCAAAACAGGCACCAGCGAAGTCCGCCCGATGCCCACGGCGATCGTGTCCATTCGAAAAACCAAACGCTGGCCGGCCTCGGCTTCCTTTTGGTCAACAACGGTCATCGTGACCCGCTTACCCGAGGCGGCGCTGGTGATTTCGAGCGCGGTATCCCAGGCCCCCCGCAAAGCTGACGTGCCTCTGGCTCCCCTGGCCACGTCTTTGCCCGAGTGATGGATCGGGATGACGGCACACCCCAGTTCGTCACGCACTTTGTCGCAGCCGGCGATAACGAGACCGACTTCTTGCGCGCTATTTTCGTCGGCTCCGGGCATCGCGCGTGCCAAGGTATCGATCACGACGACCCGCAACGGCGTGTCCCCCACTGTTTTTCTTACTAACGAGATCAAACCATCAACCTCTCCGTCCAGCCGGAAGTTGACCGCCTTTGGGATGATCCAAAGTGGAGCGCCAACGTCGATGCCGTAGGACTGGCGCATCGCGCGAAGGCGCAAGGACAGCCCCCCGGTTCCTTCGCCGGCGATATAGACGACACCGCCCGCGCGTACGGCGTGACCAAACCATTCCTTGTCACCCGCGACGTGCAGGCAGAATGACAGGACAAGAAATGTCTTGCCGCTTTTTGGTGCGCCAAACGGCACTATCAGGGATTTTTCCGGGATTAGCCCCTCGATGAGCCATTGTGGAGATGGGAGTGCGTCAAGCTCCCGCATCGTGAGGATGGCGGCCGGCTCCTTGACGGTTGCTTTTTGCCTGGGTGGGGGAGGCAATATCTCCCCGGTTTCAGGATCAAAAGGGAGCGCCCCCGTCTGTGCTACCTGGGGCTTCAACTTCCATTTTCCCGTCTCCGCGCGTCGCAGGAAGTGCGGCACGCGCTGGCGCATGAGCGCGATACCTCGATTGTCAGCGTCCAGGGAGACGCCGCGCGCCCGTACGCCCCGCTCGTAGGTTGGCCACGCCTCGGCCACGACGGCCTCGGCGGTGGGCAGGGCGCCCGTCTCGCGGGCCAGGGTGGCGATGCAGCCGCAGATGATGCCGACCATGAACCGTTCGCGGCCGTCGATAACCTTGCCCCAGCTGTCGCGGACGATTTCCCCGGTTCCCGTCGATTGCCCCCCTTGCGGTGCGCGTTGTCCGGTTAGATCGGGTGGTGGCGCCTCCGCCATTTCGATGACCCAGGCGGGGGCGGCGACGATGGGTGTGTTGTTGGGGTGGGCGGCGTCGTCCCAGAGATAATACCGTCCGCTCTCGTGCAACGATGGCGCCGCGACGATGAAGCCGCCATCCCCGCGCACGTCGACGCCGGGGCCGAGCACGTTGCGTCCGGTCTGTATCCACACGTCGCGCGGGTGCAGCAGGAAGATGTGTTTTCCGCCGCCTCCGGTGCGCGCGATGACGGTATGCGGCAGATCGCCATTAAGGAATTGCAGATCGTTGAGGGTATCGCCGCCGGCTTTGCCGGGGCCTTCGTCCACGTCCACCACCACGAAGCCGGACACGGCTCCGGTGATGATGCCGACGCCGTAGCTGGCGAAATGTCCGGTGAACCACGCGCGTATCTGCTCGACCGTGGCGGCCTTACGTTGGTATTGCGTCCATGCGACCGCCGGGTGCTTGCCTTTGGACGTGCAGGCGGCGCCGGCGGGGCACGAGCAGGCCGTGACGCCTCCGGCGGAGACGATGACCTTGTGGACAGGAACGACCGACCAGCCGAGCGAGGCATACCAGAGTGCCGCTGATAGCCTGGGTGTCTCGCTCGTCGACGCGCCTCCCTGGGCTGACATCAGGTGCGTGGTTGCCACTGCACCGCGTTGCACGCGGCTTTCCACTTGCCCATCAGGCTGGTTTTTGTGTTGTCCTCCATATAGCGTTGAAGTTCTTTCCAACGCTCGTTCATCCGAGGTTTTAAATTCCGCATCACGCCATATTCGGAAATGACTCCGCCGCGTGTCGCGTTATAAGCAAAGCTTATCGTGATATCCGCTGGCGCGTTGCTCATTGAGTCAGCTGATGTAAACCAGGGAATCATCTGCATTTCCAAAGGAAACCCAGACCGTTCCTTGCCCATGTCTGGACGCTCCGGCATCGTATCGGAACACAGCCATCCGATTGATTCATGCGACATTATTCCCGGCGGCATTATTCCCGAGCCAAGTAGCAGCAGGTCTCCATTAAATCCTGACTGTTCCGCCGCAACGTGCATTTTATAAATAGTTGGCACGTCGATCGCGGTGATTGGTTTAACCTCCGCCAGTATCTCGGTTTTGTGGCCCTTAATGAGAAAGTCCGGTGACCATGTTCCGAGGTCGTAAGGCTCGTATTCCGCGTTCCAGCCGCACAGATCGAAGAAAGCGCCCCACCTCGCCTCCAGCCGGCTGCGGTAGCGTGTGCCTTTGTATTCGGTCGGGATTGACGCGATTGTATATTCGATAGCCATGAGACGTTCCATTCCTTTGGCCCCGGCTACACCACCGGGGCCGTTGTTGTTCACGTCTCAAAACGGCATCGCGTCCTCGAGCACCCTGACTTTCGGCTCGGGCGCAACGCTCGCCTGCGCCATCTGCGCCGTCGCCTGTGGCGTCATCTGCGAGATGGGAGCCGACGCGCGCGGCGCGGGAACGGTGCGCGGCCCCAGCACGTCAGGCCGCTCGACCCAGGCGATGATCTCGAACACCGGCTGATAGTTCGTCGCCTGTCCGGATTTGATCGCGTCCGTCCGGATCATCTTCACAACCGGGATCTTGCCCATCGCCGCCTCCGGCGCCGCTTCGTAAGCCGAGTGCAGTTCGTTCAATCCGTTGATCAACGCGGCGGATTGTCCGGCCAGTTCGCGCACGCCGCCGATGGCGTTACCGGCCACGGGCACACGGAAGCCCTGGCGGTAGTTCAGCGGCTTGCCGGCGATATCGTTACCGGGTGACGGCGGGCGTTCCGGAATCGGTTTTCCGTAGGGGGCGAGCGCCCAGAGCGGGGCCGCGCCCTTGACGAAGAAAACCCATCCCACGTCGAGCCTGCCAAAATCCACGGCGAACGGTGGTTGCGCCATCGTCACGTCGGTTTCTTTCGCTTCCCATTCGCCCGAGACGTTTTGAGTGCGGTCGCGCAGCGACAGCCGTCCGGAGACGGCGTTGTAAGAAATGATAGGCACGAACTCGCCTGAGTTGGAGGCGGGGGGTTGCATGAATGCCACGTTGAAGTTCCTTTTCGGTAGGTCGTCAGTCGTTAAACGGCCGCTCGGAGCGGGCCGCGTGCTCTTAGCGGATCATCGCCTTGCTATTGTTGAAGATCCGTAACCCTGGTATCTCCCTTGCTCCTTGTTTAATCGCCAGCTTCACCGCCGCGTCGTTCACCCTCAGCATGTGCTGGGGCACCGCGTGCAGCGCGACGATTTCGTATGTCCAGGAATCGCGTAGCGCCGTCAGTGCGCCGCCGACGCCGCGCGTGCGGGTCAGTTCGAGGGCTTTGGCGGTGGCCTGGGATTCAGCGATTTGCGCCTCTTGCACGGCCTGCACGGCGGCGTCGTCCGCTTCCGGCGTATTAATGGCATCAGCCGCCAGCATCGCGTTATGCGCCGCCTCCGCGAGACGTTGCGCCTCGGCTTCCGCCGCCGCGCGTGCTGCTACCTCTTTCGCCCGCAGGTAAGCGGTGACGCGCGTCTCGACCTCACGCACGGCGGCCATCACCTGATCGGTGAGCTTCTTCGCTTCGCCGTCAATCATGCGTTGGGCATGTAAAACCGGCTTCTTAATGCGCGTGCGTGTTTCATCGAGTGCCGCGCTGGCCTGTTTCAGATCGCGTGCGAAGTCGGCGGCGTGACCGGCGATGAAATCGTCCTGTATGCCGCTCGCCGTCACGTTGGCGAACGCCTGAAAGCGCGTGAGCAACGCGGAGATGGCGGCGGCGTGTTCACTGTAGGAATATTCAATCCACCACGCCAACGATGAGGGGTCGAGCGCCGCCGTCAGATCGATTGAAGGTGCGTTCGGGCGCGTCAGTGTCATGTCATCCATGTTCGATTTCTCCCTTCAAAACGGTGCGGCGCGGGTGCGGTCACGCATCAGATCGCGCCACTCGGCCTCGGTGATGATCTCCCCCGAGGTCCAGACGCGCTCCACGTCGGTTGGCACGCCCTCGATTTCGCCCGCCAGTTGGCCGAGCCGCTGGTAGATGCGCGCGGGCAGCCATGGGCCGTGGGGCGTGGTGCGAAGCCGCGTGAAGCACGGCTCCGGCGCGTCGATGGCGCGGGGTTGTTGGCGGCGGTTCATGCGGGTTGTCCTTGACACAAGTTAACGGTTGTCCTATAAACGTTAACGTCAACGCTTGTCAACTGTCGTAAATGGTGAGGATCGATGAAAAGTGCCGTGAAGACAGGAATTATCGCGGTGCGGCTTGAGCCGGAGATAAAGCGACGGGCCGAATCCATCGCGGCTGAAGATGGCCGCACCGTCTCGGCATGGGTCGGGCGCTTGATCGCAAGCGCGGTCGCCGAGGCATCCCCCGCGCGCACCCGCAAGCAGTCCCGCGAGCCCGTCATCGCCGGGTCGTCCCGGTAGGTCACGGCCGCCACACGCCCATCTTGTGCGCCTGCGCCACGGTGACGGAGCCGGATGCCCGTGCGCGTGGTGCGCGTTTCTTCTTAGCCGGCAGGCGCTCGTTTTGCTCGGCGATGCGTTGGTGGATCTGTCCGAACGTCGCGCGCAGCGGAATGCCCACGTCGCGGCACGCCTGTTCGACGTCCTCGGGGCATCGCGCCAATGCCCAGCAATGACCGTTGAGACGCAGCGCGTCGCGGGTGAGTTGCTGGGCGAGGGAGAGTTGCGTGCCGCTCTTGAACTCTATCCAGAGCGTAACATTACGATATACAATCAAATAATCGGGCAGTCCGGCCCTGACTCCTCTCGCTTTTCGCAACTGTCCCGCTTGTGCGGAGCCAGCCGACCCCACATCAATGGCCGAGTGATAGGCATCGACGGGGAGCGCCTTCGAGAGGAAGGCATGATATCCGCGTTGGTCGCGCCATTCGCGTTGTTCAACCATTGATTGCGGGTCCGGGAATTCTGGCGCCGAAGGCTTTTCGCCTTGTCACAAACCTATCGATGGTCTGTTGCGGGCCAAACCCATGTGTCTTTTTGAGGTAGTCATAAGCCTGATAAGAATATCCCAGTTGTCGTAATGCGTCTTTAATCACCATCCGCTCATCAGACAGGACAACCCAGATGTTGCGGCATGTATTTCTGTGCTGTGCTGCTTGCGTGGCCCAACGGCAATTATCCGGCCAATAGCCTTTGTCGTTATCAATCCGATCTATCGTCAATCCGTCTGGACATTCCCCCATATCGGATAGGAATGTGGCGAAGTCCTTCCAACGCGGGTCGTAGTCCAAATTCTTTTCACGATAACGAGCGCCCGCTTTATGGTTCGGATTCCGCATGCGGGTGAGCATCCCTGCCCAGATACGGTATGTCCGTGAAGGCCGATCCATTATCCTCGAATGTCCATGGCTCTTGGTCATTCTGATGCGCTCCACTCGCGCTGCGTGTTGGGCGGGCGCGCGGCGGTCACTTCTTCGGCTCCGCGCTCAGTGGTTCCGAACGGATCAGGATGTTCCGCCGGCTCTTGCCGCATTTCGGGCAGTGCCATGTTTTGCAGTGCGCGATCCATGTCGCTACCGGAACGTAAATCGGCTGCCAGTCGTCCCATTCGTTGCCGCATGATCTGCAACGCAGCCAGATCGGCTCCCATGTCGGGCGCGCGGCGCTCATGCCGCCCTCGAAACGCGGTGGTAGACAACGGCGTGATGCGTCGCGCACCAACTGCTGCCGAACGGTGTGCGTTCGTTGCAATACTCGTGGCTGATCGGCGCCCCGTTGGCCCAGAGCGGGAATGCGCATTTGCCGTTGCCCAGAACGAGCGGTGCCGGCATGGGCGGCGGCACGGGCCACGGCGCCAGCGCGCTCGCCAGCGGCGGTAGCGTCACGGTGGGCGGCGGCATCGCCATCGGCCGCGTCTTCGGCGCCTTGGGTTCCAGCGCCGCCTTCTCGGCTTTGCGTTTGGCCTCCAACCTCTCGTTCGCCGCCTTCTCGCCCCGGTCGATGCCGAGGATCGTGCGCGCTCTGCGGAGCACCATGTTCTTGTTGGTGAACACGCGGAACTCGGCGACGATCTCCCGCGCGATCTGAGCGTGCGACAGGCCCTTTTGCTTGAGTTCGACAATGCGCGCGTCAATCTCGGGTGATGTCCATGTGCTGACGCTCACCATCTCGAGGCCCTTCCCGAGAAACTGTCACATGAAGGGGACGGAGGAATGGCGGGTCGGGTAGAACAGAGTTGCACTCGTCGCCACAAATAATCTATACTTGAAGAATGAAGCTGGTCGCCGCTCTCAAGATGCTGCCAACGGACGCCCAGGCCGCCTGCCTGACGGCGACCTTGGATCGGTGCAATCGCGCGTGCGACTGGCTCTCGGAAACCGCGTGGAACACGAGAACGTTCGGGCAATATGCGCTGCACAAAATAGCCTACGCTGAGACACGGGCTCGCTTCGGTCTGACCGCGCAGGCGGCTGTTCGGTGCATCTCCAAGGTAGCGGATGCCTACAAACTCGACCGCGACACTCAGCGATCTTTCCGATGGGATGCCGCGCAGCCTTACGATGATCGGATCATCCGTTTTGTGAAGGACGGAAACGCGGTCAGCCTTTGGACCATCGAAGGCCGGATGGTTATTCCGATCGTGATGGGAGAACACCAGAAGCGGTTGATGGTTTACCGTAAGGGTGAGGTCGATCTGTGTTTCGTCCGGGGCAAGTGGATGCTCGCGGCGACCTGCGACATCCCCGAGACCGAAGAGTTCGAGGCCGAGGACTGGATTGGCGTTGATCTCGGGATTGTGTCGCTCGCGGCTGACAGTGACGGCAAGGTTCACACCGGTGCCGAGATTGAACGAAAGCGGCAACATATCCAGAAACGTCGGCGCGGCTTGCAGAAATGCGGCACTCGCGGCGCGAAACGACGGCTGCGGAAACTCGCGGGCACGCAGGGGAGATATCAAAAACACATAAATCACGTGATTTCGAAGGCGCTCGTTTTGGATGCTGAACGCACCTCGCGGGGGATAGGTCTTGAGCAACTCAAGGGCATCCGCCAGAGGGTAACGGCCAAAGGTAGCAACCAACGAGCGAGGCTTGGTAACTGGGGTTTCGGACAACTCGGAGCGTTCGTCGTCTACAAAGCGAAACGCGCGGGTGTTCCCGTGGTTTTTGTTGATCCACGCAACACCTCGCGAGAGTGCGTCGCTTGCGGTTGTATTGACAAGAAGAACCGACCCAACCAATCCACTTTCAAATGTATCGGCTGCGGCCACGGGGCTAATGCCGATCTGAACGCAGCGCGGAACATCCGGCAACGGGCGATCCGCGCAAGGGCGAATGTAATGACGCCTGAAGTGCTCGCCGCCTAAGCGGTAGGGCAAAGCCGTCTGCTTTAGCTGATGGTCCATTACCCCTCGCCTTTTGCCGGCATCAGCGCGGTAATCGCGTTGAGTGCGTCCGCCATCTCCGCCGCCGTGCGGGAGACGCGCCGCAAATTCTCCTCCATGAGCGGAAGCGAGGCGGCCAGTTCGGACGGTATCTCGAGCGTGGACCAGCGGTGTTCGCACGCGCGGCATTTCCGTCTGCGCCTGACGATGCCGTGCCACGCCCTCGTGTTGGTCACGCCCGACGTTGATGCGCGACACGCGGGACACGGCGCGCGGATCAGATCGCCGTTTTCGTCGGAAAGCCCGGCGAGGCGGGTGGCGTGGTTCATCTCAGCGCCTCAAAAGCCCCCCGGCCCGTTGCCCGAGCCGAGGGGAAGTTGGAGTGGTGAGCGCGTGACGTGCGCCAGGCGATCGGGCATTGGGGGAATGCCGATGGGGGTCATGCGTCTTCGCCGATCGCGGCGGCGGCCTGTCGCACCTCGGACAGCGTGATGGGGGGGCGGACGCCTCTCTCGGCGCCGAGGGTCACCAGATCGACCCAACGGCCCTTGGGCAGCCCGCGTGATTTCCAGTTGCTTACCGACGACGGGCCGCAGCCGAGCATCGTCGCGACGGCTGACTCGCCACCGAGGGCATCAAGTATTTCATCGAGGGATCGGAAACTGGCCATACGGCCAAAATTCACCAGCCGTCAAATTTCGTCAAGCGGGGGTGAATTTCACCATCCGTCTCTTGTATAGTTCACGGCAAGTGCAATACCCTATGTGGTATGCCAGCCTGTGGAACAATTTTACTCGAGCAAATATGCGACCGCTTCATGCTGGCGCAGGAAGCATCCGGGTTGGGGAAAGGTGCGTTCGCGCGCCGGGTCTGATTAACCCCGTCGCAGCTCACCAACATCTCGAAATACCGCAACGCGCCACCGCACGAGGCGATCGAAAAAGCCGCGCGGGAGTTCGGTATTACGACGGACTACCTTTATTTTGGCACTAGATCGGGCTTCCGCGATCCGAAGCTGGCCGACCGGCTCCGGGATCTCGAACCGAGTTAACCCGCCGCCGCTCTGTCTTCAGTTTGGTATATCTCCGCTTCCGCTTCGGCGGTTGATTCGCCGGCCATTTGTTCGGCCAGGCAGGCTCGTCTGAAGGAGGATCGCGCCCTGGCGCTCGCGCCCAGACTTCCCCATGGGTGAAAAAAAATGGCGCACACCCGATTTTGGCGTTGAGACATTCACCGTAAGTGAATAGACTGCCTCCACACACATGGAGCGCGTCATGTCCCTCTCGCATAGTAAAACTCCCCTCTCCGAGTTAAACTCGGAAGATAAACGAACCGTTCTGAAGTCGGCTGATAGTCGCGGCAAGACAAGCAGCGGCATTGTCCCCGACAATACTGTCGGGAGTTCCGAAAACCCTTACGTAAGGTCTCGAACATACCTGGCGGCGCAACCAACGCAAGAGACAAATATTTCCTTACACCTGGGAAGCGAACTTCCGGGTTTTGTTTGCAGCTGTAACGAGTACAGCGGCCATTCATCGGCGGGCAAAATCAGTGAGGCATCGGTGTCCGTTATCAGCGCCCCGCCCCTGCTCGTCCAGTGCGACGACTGCCACGGCGCCGGCCGCGTCACCAACGACCATCCCAACGACCCGTGGGCAAAGGCGTGGACCTGCTCGATGTGCGACGGCACGGGCGAGGTGATCCCCGAGTGCAACGGCTGGAAGTGCCGTGAGGATGCGACGGAATGGGTTGATGGGGCGACGTGGTGCCCCGTTCATGCCGCCGAGCAGAAGGCGGACGCGGAGGCGGTGGCATGACCCGCACGCTACAAGGTTACGCCTTCTGGCATCCAGACATGGGATGCGAGTGGCACTCCGCTCTGCTCCAGATGCCTCAACTGACGATCAGCGAGCGCGCGGATGGCTGGCGCATCGTGCCGGTCACGATCACGGTCGCCTGCGATACCCCATCGCGCGTCGATGTGGAGCAGGGCGAACTGAGGCTCGCGGCGTGATGCGCGCCCTGACGATACTGGCATGCCTCGCGACGGGCGTCCTAAGCACGGCGGTGTTCGTGCTGGCGGTGGCGGAGGTTCTGCCACAATGACCAACCACGGCGAACTCATCGACATCGCCGACGCCATCAGCGAGACCGACCCGGCGTTGGCCTGCCGCCTGCGTGCGCTTGCCGCGCGTGTGCGGAGCCAGGAGCGGTGCCTGGACGAGATGGTCGAGGATAGCCGCCTGTCGGCGCGAATGGCTGAGAGCGTCGCGGTGGAGCATCTGGCGCGGTATCGGAGGGCACGATGACACCAGAGACACGCGATGCGCTCAATACGATCCGCGCCGTTATAAATCACGACCTGGACGCGATCGCTGCATTCGTCGCGCTTAAACAGACGCTTCTTGGAGAGGCTGAAGTGCGGCGCAATCACCTGGCGCTGATCGGGCAGTTGAAATCTATTGTGCGGGCAATCCTTGAAGCGGACGAGCGCGGTCAGGGTGTTCTCTATGCAGAGGCCATGGACGCAGCGCGGAAGGCCGTCACATGAAAAAGACCAATCTGGGCCGCATAGGCCAACTCGCCGATGAACTGCGGTTCGCCGCTCAATGCGTCACGGACGAGATGCGCCGAACACCCGGCGGCGACGCCTTCGAATATCAGGGTTCAACGATGGCCGTTGAAGATTTAATCGAAAAGATCAATGCGCTTGAGCATTTTCAAGCTGGGTGGGTGGAATGACCACCCGCACCGTCGCGGTGGAGCATCTGGCGCGGTATCGGAGAGCGCGATGACCGAGGCCGAAGAGGACCGGATGGACAGGCTCGAGGAGGCGCTGCACCGCGTCGCGTCCTGGGCCGAGGCGTATCCCCTCAGCGTCTTTCCCGAGCCGGACGCCGACTATTACCGGCGAGCGCGCGAAGTGCTGGAGGCCAACGGCATGACGCTGGACCGGATCGCGGCGGCCAGTATGCGCCACGTTGTTACCCAGATCGCCCGCATCGCGCGGACGGCGCTGGAACGCTCTGGCCAGGCTAACAGGGCGATATGAGCGACATGATCGAACGGGTAGCGAATGCGATAGCGGCTAAGTATGCGCCCGCCGTCGACCAGCGTGCCCCTTATGCCAAAATCATGATGTTGGAGGCAGCGAAGGCAGCGATTGAGGCGCTCCGCGAGCCGACCGAGGCGATGTATCTGGCGAGACCCGTCGGCATCCCGGAGCGGGCCGACTGGAACCGTATCTGGGGCTGGCAGATCGAAGCGATGCTCGAAGGCGCTAGCCAGACTCCGGGATCTGTGCATAAGTCGGCGGATGCAATGACCTGAAACAAGAAAGGCCCCCCGAAGGGAGCCTCACAAGTCCGGCAGGGCCGGGATGACTGATGTCTCGCAAACACAGCATCCCAGCCTGAGATATTTTCGTCAACCCCTGATTTGGTGGACGGGAACTCGCGGCCTTGTGGAGCCTCTGACGGCGGCCTCTCAATCGAGAGGACAAGCCGATGACGCCAGCGCAATCAGCCTACAAAGCCACGATCGCCCGCCGCACGCTGCCATACGGACAACGCCCCACTGACCTGCATGTCAGGATCGCGTTCGTCCTGTCCCGTTGGCAGAACGCCAATCCGTCGCACGTCAAACTCGCCAAAGCCTGCCACTGCTCCCGCCGGTCGATCGGCAACGGGCTGCGCCGACTCCGTGACCTCGGCCTGTTGGCCTGGACGGCGACCTGGGTTCGGCTGCGTGGCGGGCATGTGGCACGCGGCGTCAACCGTTACCACTTCCCGAGCAATTCTTGCTTGCCGCCGGCACGAGCCCCAAGGGTTAAAGAATCAAGAAAAGAGGGCATTTTTGTTGTCCGGCAAAGTTTGCCTCTATGCGACCGAACCGCTGCGCTGCAAGCATTGGCGCGGGTGCGAACGACGATGGAAAGCAGAATGATGAGGATTGAGCCGTGAGCGACAACCCAAACACCGAGGTGCTGGACTATCTGCGCGAGCAGTTCGCGCGGGTCCACGTCAAACTGGATCGCGTCATCGCCGATGTTGGGGATCTAAAGGTTCGAGTTACGTCGCTGGAGGCGGCGGTAGCCGGATTGCACGGAGATTTCGCCAACCAGTCGGCGCGTCTCGACAGGATGGACGCGCGCCTGGACCGCATCGAACGACGGCTTGATCTGGTGGACATGCCATGACCGCCGCCGACCGGGTGAAGCTGGCGCGCATCCTGGGGATGCTGTTGCGATTGCCCGTCCCTTCACCACGTGCTAAAAACAGCGCCTCGCGCGCATCCTGGGGATGCTGTTGCGGCTGGCCCCCCTTTCCCCATCTGCTAAAACTGGCCCCCCGAACCTGCTGTGATCAGTGGGTTCGGGAGGTGCCGCAGAGCGCGCGATGACCGCCGCCGATCGCCGCAAACTCGCGGCAATCCTCGGCATGCTGGGGAGCGAGCACGCCGGCGAGCGGGCGTCGGCGGCGCTACAGGCCGAGGCGTTCCGCAAGCGGCACGCGATGACGTGGGAGGAGATGCTGGCGTTGCCGCCGGTCGAGGTCGTGGTGGAGCCGGAGCCGGTGTGGACGCCGTCCGAACCGCCGCGACCGGCATGGACGCCTCCCCCGGCCGCCCCACCACCGCCGCCGCCCGTCACGGAGTGGGAGTTCATTGACGTAAGGCAGCCGTCAAAGTCCATCAGCTACAATGTCGGCGTGGCGGTCTGTTGGTTCCTGCTGTTCGGTGCCGCGTTGGCCCCGATCCAGTTTCTAAGGTAGCGCGTCCGGCCCGAAGAGTGGGTTTGGCCGCGTCGGATACTGTGCCGGATCTGGCCGCAACAGGCGATTCATCTTCTCTGTCGCCGCGCGTTCGGCCCGGCGGGTGAACACGCCCTGGATCCCCGCCTTCGCCCCCGCGCCCGCGGCGGCACCGATCGGCCCGCCCACGACATGGCCCACCACTCCGGCGGCAAGGGTTCCTGGCAGGCCCGACGCTGCCTCTTTGATCGCGTCCAGTATGTTCGGAGCGGTATCAGACCCGCGCGCTTTGGCGAGGTCTTCGGCGCTGGCGACACGCATCAGGTCATCGTGCAGAGACTTTAGTTGTTTCATCTGCGTTTCGGTTAGCGATTGCCAGGGGTTGAGCGGCGCCCGTGGATCTCGCGACTGGATGATCTCGTTCATAAGCCTGTGCATCGGGAGGAACTGCATCCGTCCCAGCCCGTCATAAAGTTTAGGCTCCCATTTCTGGAGCGCCTCGTTCACATCGAATGCCTGCCGCGCTTTGGCATAATCCCCGATTGCCTTCGTGAAGCCGGGGGCGACGGGTTCAACAGCGCCATCAATCGCGCCCTTGACGCGAATGAGCGCCGCCTGGACATCGGGCGAGCCATAGGCTGGGTTTTCCGCGATCGCGTTTTTCGATTGCAGGTAATTAATGACGCGGCGAACGCCGTAGACTTGCGTCGGGTCGGTTTCCAATCCACTGCCGTCCGGTTTCCGCATCGCGTCTTCGATGACCTTCATAACGGCTTTGACCGGCGGCAGTTTGCCGGAGGGCGCGTTCCGCTCCGCTTGTATAGCCGCCACGATTGGTTGATTGTTTACTTCACCACCAGCGTTAAACGCCTTCCCCAAAGCGTCATCGATGTTCTTCTCGGCCGCATCGATGGCGATGCCCTGCGTGACATCGGAGCCCGCCACGTTCTGAAATTCATTCTTGCGGAGGGTGTTGTGGTCGTCGAGTAATACTCGTTCCGCCTGGGCGGCTTCAGTGGACAGATTGCGTTGTGTTTTCATGTCCCGCGCGGCGTTCGCTGTCTGCTCCCGCTGCGCCATCGTCGGGTGGATGCCCTTGACGTATTCGGTATTATCGACCTCTCCAGGCGTCTTGCTCTTGTAGAGCCATTGCTTGTCGTCAACAGAGCCGTAGAGCGCCGACTGTTCTGGTGTCAGGGTCGCGTCAGCGAATGGTGTCCCCGCCGCTCCGGCGCTCCGAGGCCCGCCACTTGGCTGTTCTAAAACCGGCGGCTGTAGACCGATGGCCCCTTGGTTAGGCGCTCCACGATCCGGCGCGGGCGGCGGGTTCTCCGTTATATCGTGCTGAATGAGCGTTTGGATCGCGTTGCGCGGATCGAGTTCTGATACGTTCGGCGCCATCCTCTCGGATACGAACTGGGGCGTCGCCGCTTGCTGCTCGAAGCCTTTCATGTTCGGATTGATGCGCGGCGCTGCTGTCATTTCGGCGGCCGATGGGATCTTGGCTTTCAACGGCGATAGCGCGCCGATCACCTGGGCGCCCATGTAAGCGTCTCGACCCAACTCTGGAGAATACAGATTGCCGAGTTCGTAAGCGCCTTGACCGATAGCGCCTCCGGCGGCCCCCATAACGCCGCCCGCCAGATTGATCGCCGGCGAGACGACCCAGGTATTGATCGGATTCCCACGATTGAATTGCTCGCGGCCCGCCACGGCTTCCGGGTCTGTGCGGCCAGCCGCGCCAGTCCTGAACCCTTCGGTCGTCGCGTTGACCATGCGGGTGGCCACGCCATCACGGGGGTCGATGTCCGTATTGTCCGTGCCCGGCTCCCGGTAGGCCGACATATCGACGGATGCGGGAAGTGACATCTTGATCGGAGTCTTGGCGTAGTCAGCCTGGAACGA